TTAACAAAACTGCAGTTGATAGCGTAGAGGAATTTACTAAGGTATTTAATAGGGTTAATGCAATTATACCAATGAAAGATATTCACGGAGTTAAAATAGATAATCTAAATGGTGATGTAATAGCTCAATATACTATTATAGATAGGTCGCTACAAAGAATTAAAACTATCCTAAATCTAAATGATAGCTTCTTAGGTATGATGGGTTCATCAGCTTCTGGTCGTCAAATAAAACTACAACAAAATATGACCGCAAGTGCCTTAAATTACATTACTTCTAATATAGAGTATATGTATGAGTGCATAGGTATAAATATCCTAGACTTTGCTAAGTTATTTTATAGAGCTTATAAGATGATAAGAATAGCCGACCAAAGATCTGGAGATAGGTTTATAGAGCTAAATAAGCCGTTCTTAATGCCTAATGAGGAGACTGGCAAAGAAGAAATAGTTATCAAGGATATAACATACGATGACCACGGTAACGCTACTATTATCCCTTGGATAGAGAGAGAAACCCAGATTGAGTTTTTGGAGTATGATATTGAAATAACCACAGCTAACTATAACGAAACGGACGATATAGAAAAACTACAGCTTGACCAGCTATTGTCAGGACAAGCAGGTAATTTCTTGATGAATACCGACCCAGCTAGTTATGGTAAAGTAGTTGCCTTAAGTATGCGTGCAATGAAAACCCGCAATAGCGAGTATATAGCCGATATATTTGAGCAAGTAGCCAATAAACTTGCGGGAGCTGAAACTAGGGACCCGCGAGATGCTAACGGCGGTGCTAATGTAGGAGCCGGTGATATGGGTTCTATAATGTCAGCCATAGGTATGAGCAATGACGCCGCTCCAGACGGCTATAATAGACCACAAGAATAAGGATAAATAATGGCAGATAACTTAGCTTGGCTAGATAACTTAATAGCTAATGATAAACCAGCGGTAAAAGATACTAATATAGCAGGAGCTAATGAAGCAACTACACCTGCTATAGCTCAGCCAGCTGTAACTAAACCAGCAGAAGTTACAGCTCCTACAAATAACGATGTTGCAGCTCCTAAAAGTAGTGATACTAAACTAGATTGGCTAGATAACTTAATAGCTAACGATACTAAAGTGCAACAAGCACCAGCCACCACTACAGCTACTAAGCAACCCGAAGTTAATTTAGATGGTATGACAGAAGCACCACCTCCACCAGGAGGATATAAAGACCTTAACGCTCAGCAACCTAAGAAAGAAAAAACGTTCTTTGAAGGTGTTAGGGATTTCGTAGCTGGTGCTAGTGATGTGTTTGCTTACCCAGTTAAGAAATTTTCACAGGACCCAGTTAAATTTGTTAGTGATGGTATATCTGGAGCGGCTGATGTAGCTATGGATTTACCAGCTACAGCTAGATATGTAGCTGATATTTATCAAGCTAATATAGGTATGCCAACAGCAGCCATAGTTAATAACTTATTATCTAAGACTGGGTTAGTTGATGACCACTCGAAAGAGATTAAAGAGGATATTAAAACTATACAAGCTAATATAAAGAAATATGACGAACGCCACAATACATTAGGTAAATATGGAAATGCCGACGCTGTAGAAAATATACTCCTTACATCTATACCACTTATGAGAAGCTACAAGTCAGCCATAGCTTTAGAGGCTACATTAGGAGCGATGATGGGTGTAAAAGAAAATGCTTTGGACCCTAATCATAAAGGACCTATAACAGATAGTATGTATGTGGATGCAGCAATAGGTGGTGCTGTAGGAGCTATGGGAACATTTGCTATTAATAGATTAGCCGCTAAATTAGGCGAGAATGCTATACCTAAAGGTATGGATAAAGATGTATTTAACTGGATGTTATCCAAGAAACTAACTCCAGAACAAGCTGCGGATATATTAAAAGATGTCCCTAAAAACGAGCAGGCGTATAGAGCCGCGATGGCACTAGGAGATACTGGTAAGGGTGTTCTAAAACAAGCTGTTCATTCTGATAACCTATCAAACCAACTAAATATGCTAGCTAGGGAGAGAGCTAATGATATAGCTAAGGTTGGTAATACTCTAAACGCCGATGAGCATTTAGCAGTAGCTGGTGAAAATTTTAAGAAAATATCAGAGCTAATAAATACTTATGATTTACCTATAGATATGACTAAAACATTTCAAGGCATAAAACACATTAGAGATGTTAATGGTATGACAGCAAGCCCAGCAATTAATGAACTAAATGCTATACGTGAGCAATGGGCCAAAAATGGTGGAGATGTCCAATTGGCTGATGTTTTAGAAGTGCGTAAAAAAGTTAATGCATTAATACGAGATGCGGACGGCTTTGATAAGTCAAAACTAGATGAGGTTAAAAAAGCAATAGATGAAACCATAAAGTCATCGGATAAAATCCCAGGAACAATTAAAAATGCACTTGATAAAGCTAATCTTGATTACGCTACAGCCGTTAAAAATAAAGAATTAGCGGAGATTGTAAATAAAAACATAGATAGTCACGGTCTTATGGATTATAAAAAGTATATGAAAGACCTAGAGGAGTCAGGCATTAAAACAGAGCAAGCCCAAGCTACAGCTAAATTAGCCGAAGAATATGCCAATAAATATAAAAATGACAAGATGTTCATAGGTTCAAAAGGCTCAGATAGGTGGAGAAGTGTTATGGGACTTCTTGGATTAGCTAGCACATATGCCCAGCAAGCAGTTATTAGATGGGGTGAATATGGATTAAATAATAAAGTGCAAGCTAAGGTTACTAAATACCTTAAAAACTCTAAAACAATGTATGAAGCTTTATCTAAAATAACCACAGATTATAAAATCCCTGAGGAGATTAGAGGTAAGTTCGAGGCTGAAATGCTTAAAATAGATAAGTCAGAACTTAGCCCAATAGAAAAAGGTATAGCTCGCCAAGATTTAGCTAAGGCTAAGATAGAGGGTGAAAATCTAAGTAGAGAACTAGAGAGGATTAATTTACGGGTAAATAAAGCTAAGACCCAAGTTTTATCTGATAAAATAGCCTTAGATGACGCCAAAGGTAAAGGTGTAGCTCCAGATAAGCTAGAATTACTAAAGCAAAAGTTACAAAATAGTGAGGACACTCACGCTCTACTATACAAAGACCGTTTAAGGATTGAGGATAGAATAGGTAAAAATGCAGATACCCAAGCCAATTATAGGAAACTATCAGAGTAGCAGGAGTTAAATCTCCTGCTTTATGTAGGTAGAATTATTAAAGTCCTCTTTCTTGCTTACTTTATTATATACTTGCTCGCTTATAGCTTTTTTAACTAGAATATGATTAACTAAATTAGTATTAGAGCCGTTAATATTAACTATTCTATCCCGTCTTTGTATAAACTTAGCTCCGCTATAATCCGAGCTTAAGATTATGAAATGCTTTAAATCAGATAAATCAACGCCCTCGGCGTGTGCGTTTGAGCTATATATGCGTGCATTTTTAAAATGTTTCTTTAATAGATTACGCTCGCCTATAAAGTGGCACATAATACCTACATCTTTAGTATCGCCAAAAGTTTTCTTTATATAGTCGATTTTTTCTGTATTGCCTAGCTCTATATAATCATCACCTATTTTTAAAATGCCACTCTCTACCATATGTAAGCTCGTGCGTAGTTTCATCGTGCTATCGCATACAATATCTAATCCGCTATTAGCTCCGTTATAATAGCTAAAATCGCTTATTACTTTAACGTTTTGCAGTCGATTATAAAAATCTCGTGTATAATTATCTAGCTCAACATAATGCAATTTATCAACGCTTTGAACTTCACTAGAAATGCCTGCGTCCTCTTGTGTCATATATACCGTAAAGGCATTTATCTCTTTCATCAAACGCTTGGTATCGCACCTATCATATTGAGCTATTTCTCTACCATTAACTTTGATATAATAAGGGATACCATAAAATCTGAAAAAATCATAAAAGTTAGAGAACTTAAACGGGTTAAACTTAGATATAGCCATTTGATGATAGATAGTGTTAGGGCTCTCAACTATAGCTGTCCCGCTTAGATGTATATGCGGTAAATCCCAGCACACTTTTCTTATAACTTTAGTTCTTTGTGAAGGCTTACCTAAAGTCCCTAAGTTATGGCTCTCGTCTATTATAGCTAATTGGTAATCGCTAGGA